CACCTTATCAATTCACGGGCCGGGCTGACGGCCCCAGCAAAAGGTCTTTGTCATGGACATTCTGACGGCCAGTGGCCCGATCAACTTCCCCTATACCGCACAGGATCTGACCCTGTCGGTCGATGTGCTTCCCAATCTCTATGGTCGCCTTAATCAGGAAAATCTTTTCCCGAGCGAAGGTGTCTCCACGACGCTTGTCGAAGTGCGCTTCCGCAACGGCTTCATTACCGTGCTGCCTGCCCGCGAACGCGGCAACCCCGGCACGGTCGGCAAGGGGCCGAACGAAAATGCGGTCTATCTCGAAATCCCCCATATCCCGCATCTCGACTATCTCAAGCCGCAGGATATCCAGGACATGTTTGCCTTCAGCAACAATCCCCTGCGTCTCAAGACGCCGGACGATGCGCTGAACGAGAAGCTCCAGGCGATCAAGAACAAGCACTCCATGACGCGCGAATATATGCGCATGGCGGCGCTCAAGGGCGTCATCAAGGATGGTGAAGGCTCCATTCTTCACGATCTCTTTGAGCGCTTCGGGATCGTCAAGAAAACGATCAACTTCAATCTCAATGTCGCCGACACAGACGTGAAGGCGAAGTGCTATGAGCTTTCCCGTTACATCAAGAAAAATCTCAAGGGCGAGGTGATGACCGGTGGCGTTCGCGTCAAGGTCAGCCCTGGCTTCTGGGACAAGCTCGTCGGTCACCCGAACGTCGAGAAGTTCTTCCTGAACTATCAGGAAGCTCATGCCCTGGCGACGGACGACATCACCGAATTTCCCTTTGGTGGCTGCATTTTCGAACTCTATGATGCCACAGTCACCCTTCTCGATGGCACTTCGGAAGACCTTGTCGCCGATGGCTACGGCCATGCCTATCCCCAGGGCACGATGAACACCTTCCGCACCTACGACGGTCCGGCGCATTCTCTGAGCATGGCAAATATGGCCGGCGCCGAGATCTATATCTCGCCCAAGCTTCTCGACCATGATGAAGGCATCGAGCTGAAGTCGCAGTCGAACCCGTTGCCGGTGGTTTCGCGCCCCGATCTTCTCGCCGAACTCGTCGCCGCCTGATCCGGCGCGCGCGATCCCGGTCATAGCGGAGGCGCACCCCGTGCGCCTCCGCCACCATTCCCTTTCATTCAAATAGCGAGGCTCCCATGGCCAAGAAAACCGAAGTTGCTACGTCGCATGTGAAGGCAGATGAAGCTTTCGAACACGAAGGCCGCTCCTATAGCACAGGCGTTCACCGGCTTGCCGCCGGCAACGCGCAGACCATCGTCGAAGACGGCAAGGCGAAGGCGTTCAAGAAGCCCGAACCCAAGCCGGAGGCCTGATCCACCTTGTCCTGGGCGGATGAAGCCGATGGCGTCATCGGAGCGGCGATGGAAGCTTTCGGCGACGCGCATGTCGTCGTCTTCGCCGCGCCCGTCGCGGTCAAGTCCGCCTATGGCACGGGCCGCGGGGTATTCGACGCCGCGCACGAGCTCGTCGATCTGGGCGGCGAAGCGGCCGTCACGACGACGGGGCCGGTTCTGAGCATCCGCCTCTCTGACTTCGATGTCGCGCCTCAACAGGACAACGAGGTGACGATCGATGGCACGCTCTATCGCATCTACGACGTGCAGCCGGACGGACAGGCGGGTGCGAAGCTTCTTCTGAAATCCCGGAAGGTCTGACGTGACCGATCTCGTGACGCGGAAGATTTTGCGGAAGCGCACCGCCACCGCGCTTGCCGCCGCCGGTGTGGCGGGCGGCAATGTCTCGCCGTCGCGCGTGCAGCCGCTCAAGCCGGGAAGCTTTCCTTACGGTCTCGTCTATACGCCGCGCGAGAGCGGGTCGAACCCATCGAACGACGGGCCGCCGAAATTCGCCACGATCATCGATCTCGTGATGGACTTCCTCCTGAGCGACGATACGGAAGACGCGCTCGATGATGCGATGGACGATCTACTCGACGCGGCGCTTGCCGCGACGATCGAAAACGCTGACTGGCTTGCCGGGATCGAGAGCGTCACTTCGCTTGAGATCACCAAACATCCGCCTGGCCCGGACGGCATGCCCGTCATGACCGGTGCGCGCATCCAGCTACAGGTCTCTGTGGGTCTGGTTGCCTATGAGCCCACGATCCCCGACGCCTTCACTGGCATCGACGGCATAGCCGGCGGCGCGACCGAATTCGGTATCGACATCAATGGGGACGGCAAGGCCGACCTCGACGTTCAAATTGACGTGGATCAATAGGGGGTCGCATGAGTGCGAACACAACCAGCCAGGGTTTCTATGGCAAGCCGGGCGAGGGCCGCGTCGTCCGCGATCCGGCGCATGATTTCAACAGGGTATCGGACATGCCGCGTGCCTATCCGCAAAACGCCTATTGGGCGCGGCGTTTCGCTTGTGGCGACATGATCGCGTGCGAGCCCGATGCGCCGTCGGCAAAGACGAAGCCCGCCGCACGGGCCGTCGCTGACAGCTGATCCTTCTTTATTTTTCACCCCTTAATCACGAGGCCCGAACATGGTCGGTTTCGACAAGATTCCCGCTTCCCTGCGCACGCCGCTTTTTTATGTCGAGTTCGATCCCAGCAAGGCGAATTCCGGTGTCCAGAACGCCCGCGCCCTGCTGATCGGTCAGAAGCTTGCCGCCGGCACGCTGGCCGCCGACGCGCCGCAGCTCGTGACGAGCCTGGCGGAAGCCAAGGCGGGCGCCAGCGAAGGCTCCGTTCTGGCGCAGATGTATGAACTCTATCGCAAGGGCGATGCGGTCGGAGAAGTCTGGGTATTGCCTCTGGCCGATAATGCCGGCGGCACCGCGGCAACCGGTTCGATTGCGCTCACGGGGCCGGCGACGGCGGCGGGCACGTTGGCGCTTTATGTCGGCGGTCGCAAGGTCGCCGTCGGCGTTGCCTCGGGCGATAGTGCGACGGATATCGCCGCCAATGCGGTTGCGGCGATCAACGCCGCGACGGATCTGGCCCTGACGGCGGCCGTCAATGGCGTCGATGATACGAAGATCGATCTGACGGCCAAGCACAAGGGCACGGTCGGAAACGATATCGATATTCGCCTGAACTACGGCGGCCTGCCGGCAGGCGAAGCGACGCCTGCAGGCATTGCCGCCGTGATCACGGCCATGGCGAACGGCGCGACCGATCCGGACCTCACCAATGCCCTGGCGTCGCTCGGCGACGAGGAATTCGACTACATCGGCCTGTCGTTCAATGACGCGACGGTTCTCGACGCGGTGAAGTTGCTTCTCGACGAAGACACGGGTCGCTGGTCCTATGCCTCGCAGATTTACGGCGCCGCCTTCGCCGCCAAGCGCGGCACTGTGGGCACGCTGGCCGCCTTCGGCGTCACGCGCAACGACAAGGCCGTCTCGCTCATGGGTTTCGACGATAGTCCGTCGCCCTATTGGGAATGGGCCGCGGCCTATACGGCCCAGGCGGCGAGTTCGATCAACGCGCATCCCGCGCGGCCCTTGCAGACCTTGCCGCTCGTTGGCATCAAGGCCCCGCCCATGGCATCGCGCTTCAGCCTGACGGAACGCGAGACGCTTCTGCATGACGGCATTGCGACCTTTGCGGTGGCGAATGACGGCACGGTGCGGATCTCGCGCGATATCACGACCTATCAGGAAAACCTCTACGGTCAGCCGGACGATGCCTGGCTCGATGTGCCGACGCTCTCGATCGGCTGGACCTTCGTGCGGCGTATGCGTTCAGCCATCACGTCGAAATATCCCCGTCATCTTCTCGCCAAGGATGGCACGCGCTTCGGTGAGGGGCAGCCGGTCGTGACGCCCAAGATCATCCTCGCCGAGCTCGTGTCGGAATATATCGGCATGGAGCGCGACGGTATCGTCCAGGATGTCGACTACTTCAAGGACAACACGATCGTCGAGATCGACGCCAACAACAAGAACCGGCTGAACGTGCTGGCGACGCCCGCCTTCATGCGCCAGCTGCGCATCTTTGCCTCGCGGGTCCAGTTCGTCTGACCGCCCGCCGGCGCACGGCGTGCGCCTGAGTTTCATCGCATCATCATCTGAGGGGGACACCCATGGCCAAGACAGCAGCGATCGGCGGCACGGCTTACGTGAAGGCCGACGGCAAACAATATGCCCTGCGCGGCAACTTCATCATTTCGATCGACAAGTCCAGCCGCACCGGCGTCGCCGGCATGGATGGCACGCACGGCTTTACGGAAGCGCCGCGTGTGCCGTTCATCTCGGCTGAACTTTCTTTTACGGACGGGTTGTCGCCGGACGAGCTGCGCAACATGACCGACGTGACGGTCACGGCGGAACTGAACAATGGCCACAGCGCCATGTTGTCGAACGCCTGGACGAGCGATCCGCATGAGTTCGATGGGTCCGAAGGCAAGGTCACGGCGAAATGGGAAGGGCTCGACGGTCGCTGGCTCAGCTGATCGTCGTCTATCCCACCTCCCTTATCTGAAGGAATTCCCGAATGTCCGAAGTCACTATCTCCCTGATCGGCAGCTATCAGGCCCATGGACAGACGATTACCTCTGTCACCCTGCGCGAACCCAAGGGGCAGGATTTCGTCGTCTGCGGTTATCCGATCATCCTGCTTTCGCCGGACCAGGCGGCGGAAAAGGATGGCGATCAGGCCGAGCTTGCGGGCAATGGCGAGATGCGCCCCAATGCCGGAGCCATCAACAAGTTGATCGCGCGCCTCGGCAATATTCCTGCTTCCACAGTGGGCGAATTCACCGCCGGCGACTGGAACGCCTGCATGGGAGCTGTCTTGGGTTTTTTGGACCCGGCGAAACCGGCGAAGAGCTTGTCGACGCCTGTTTCGGCCTCGCCTTCGCCTGGCGCGTAAATCCCGCCGAGACCCTGGCGCTCGATTTCGATGCGCTCGCCATCTGGCAAAACCAGCTTCTGCGTATCGATCGCCTTAAGCGTCCCTCCGATTGATTTCCTTAAAAAGCGAGACCTGACGCATGTCCTCACCCGTCAATCTGCGCGCCATTATCGGCGTCATGGATCGCGCTTCCGCGCCGCTGCGCCATATCGGCCGCGGCTTTGCCGGCATGGATCTGCGCGCGCGTCTCGCCATGATCAACCTCAACCGGCTGGGCCGTGCGGCCGGGCTCTCGCAGCTCGTCGCCCAGATGGGCCGGGCGGGTCGCGCCGCCATGGCGCTTGGCGCGAAGGTCAAGGGGATCGTCGTCAATCTCGGTGCCCTTGCCGGCATTGGTGCGTTGGGCGGGCTCGGCGGCATTCTCCGGGGCTTCAGTTCGACCGGCGATGAAATCGCGCGGCTC